AATATAATTTTCGTCGATAAAATCTCTCAGGTTTTCGGGAATCTTAAACAAAAACTTCCAGATGTATCCATTGCTCAAATAAATCGGAGAAGTATCTGTTCCTCTTGGTTGTTCTAAAGATCTTCTTCCACCACCAGCAGAGATGCAAGCATAGACATTGTTTTCATCTGTATAGACATAGAAATTTCTTTGTGTGTTGTCTTCAGTATATGACCAAGGTTGATATATTGTTCCTTGCGACCAGTTGACTCTGTTTACCATCAGTGCAACTTTGTCATCGTCCAAGAGTTTCACTGTTTGTATTTGTCTTCTGGTTTTACTTTCCTCTTCAATGCTGTTTTTTCCATTGGGTGTAGTTGCAGTATTAGCAATGAAGAATCCAACACTGTTGTCCAAAGACGTAAACTGTCTTTGAATTTCTCTTGCCATGAAGGTTTTTAGTTTGTTGCTGAATTGCGTCATGTCTTTTCCGTTATGTGTAATCTACGTCGTAGATAAAAGTCTCTACGGGAATATCCATCCAACTCGTATTATATGTATTCCCAAAATTAGCACTGGAAGAATCTCTTGATGGTTGAATAAAAGATAATTCTACCAATCTTGATGTTTGAGTGGTTTCACCAATTATTGGAACAGACTTGGATGCAACAAAGACTCCATTTAAAACATCAACCAATAGCGTGTCAATTCCTATATTATAAAATCCAGCAGCACCGTTTGGAAAGTTGTTCGGATCATCACCCAGAATATCATTGTGGTTGTATGCACTAGGAACAAAATCTATGACTTCACCAATTGCAATTGATTCACCCAAACGATCTTGTCTGACTATTTCGCCTTGAACATATGAAATTCCAGTTGAGTTTGGATTTGGAAGCATCGGTATTTTAACTCTTTGTCTCTCTCCAGTGAGACCCATTCCAGTTACTCCAAGGTGAGCAGGATGTCTGTTTACTATCCAATAGTCTGCCGTTGGAGAATCGGTTCCTTCAACTTGAACAACTTGACCTCCATAGTATCCACCAGATAAACTAGTATATTTTGGAGACACATAGCCACCGTAATGACTTATGCCATCATATCCTCCACCGATTATCGTGTTTGTTCTGTTTGAACCAACCGGGAAAAATCCAAACAAACCAACAAATTCTCCATCCGAATCTGTTGTTGCGCCAAGATATCCAGTTGATCCAATCGCGCCATTTATTAGAGTTCTTTCTGTTTCGATGTCATCAAATGTTAATGAACTTGATGATTTATTGTCATAGACAATATAAGGATTGTGTGTTTGACCATATTGGGGATAGAGATGTGGTGTTCCTATAATAGATGATGCAAACTCTATACCAAAAAAGTCTTCTGCGGTTCTTCCATCTTGACCATTGTATCCCAAAGGATAGAAATCATAATGAGTTCCGCCGTATGTGAATCCTCTTGGGTCATTGGTCGTTCCAAATGTATGTGGAAGATAATGACCAATCAAAGGATTGTATCGAATGTCTTTCGATGTGGTTAGTGTCGAACCGGCTGTGATTGTGTTTTCGTTTAAGTACTCACCCAGCAGAATAAATCCACTTGGATGAACAAGCCTTTTTACGATTGCTGCATATTTCTGGAGGGCTTGATCTACTCTTAGAATATAAGAAAAATCTTGATAGTAGAAGTTGTCTTGAATCAATGATCTTGAACTAAGTTTTCCAGTCTCATCCAAATAAGTGTCCGGTTTATTGGCAAGAATGTTGCCTGCTTTTGGAGAAAACTCAGCACCCGTTCCAGCAAAAGATACGAATGTATATTGAAGTTGATCTGTTTCTCTGTAGACGTTGTAGTTGTCTCTGTAGGAAAGAGATCTTATGTCTCCGTCTGGTCCTATTTGTTTTACTGTTGCTCTGAGAACAAGTCTATTGTCTAGGTCTGTTACTGTGATTTCGTCGTTGATTTCAAAACCACTTCCACCATTTACTATGTTTAGTGTTGATAGTGTAGGAAAAAGTTTTGCTCTGTATGTGGTGGGAGTTTCTGTTGCAGTTGTAATTTCTAGTTCATTGGTATCATCAAAAGATCCAGAGATGTCAATCACAGAAAGCCTAAAGAAATCTATACCGCCTTGTTGAAAGTATTCAACATAATCAATCTTAGCAGTTCCTTTGATTTCATTTGTTACTGGGTGTCTCTGAACTGCTAATCCATTTATTGTCGTTATAGCCTCATCAACAGAAAATATGGGTTCAATTCGAAGAAACTGATTGTCATCAAATGTGCTGGTTGATAGTCTTAGTATTCTGTCTCTTGGATATGAAACTGAAACTGTAGTATTATACAAAATTCTAAACAACAGATCAAAGGATGCTTTACTTCCTTTGGTTCTATACAGATCCGTTATGTTTTTTATCAGTGTTTTTTCGTTTATACCATCAGCAAGATCAAATGGAAAATCTTTGAGATAGATGTTTCTAAAATACTCTAGAAATCTATCAAGAGTTTCATCAATATCTTTATATGTTCCAACACTAACACCTTCATAGCGAGGGTTTCCTTCCTGCTCCATCCACTCATAATATGCTTCTATGAACTGAACAAAAGTGTCATAGTTAGAGAGAATAAAATCAGGCAACTGATCTTTAAGTTGGGTTGAAATTCTTTCGTCTATACTTTTGACATAATCAAGTCTGTCAAACGTATATCCATCTATCCTTAGTGGTAGAAGAAGTGATCCTCCAAATATTTTCAATGGCATGGTTTACTCCTTATCCAACAAAGGTTGATGTGAATGTAGAAAGTGCGTTGTTTTGTGTAGCAATCGTAGTAGAAACAAATTGCTCTATTCCATTTAATGTCACTTGTAGTGCTGTCAAGTCATTTACATAGTCGTTTATGAGTATCATATCACGAACAGAAGTATATCTTTTGTTATTTGCTTTTGCATATACTTGTATAAAGGTTATGTCTGTTGGAGATAGAATCTGAACTCTATCTAGACTGATTCTTCCTCTTTCATAATCTACTTTTCCTGTGTTCGCTGCAACTAAGACTTTGCTGTTGTCATCTTTTCTTTCAAAGAAGGAAATGTTACCGAAACCATCATCTTCAATAAACACATTTTGTATATCTCCAGTATCATTATTGAGATAACGAAATTCATTTGAAGATATGACTGGTATGTGTCCATCGTGTGGATGATAGATGGGATTTCCAAAATCAAGATTGTAACTAACGACTCGCGAAGATGTGGCTAAGAATCTTTTTTCCATTGTCACAGAAACAGCAGATGAGTCTATGGAAGTCGAAGAGGAATCAACATCTGTTAGAAATTTTGATATAGAAAATGATTGACCAAATTTGCCCAAGTTTGTAGAAATATTTTGAGTTACATTTCTTTTAATTGCTTGCGCCAACGAGGGTGCTGTTAGTGATGTCTTGTTTGTGTCATAGGAAACATCGAAGTTGAATCTCAGATATGTGTAGTTTGGATCTACTATCACCGGTCTTACACCAAGGACGGCTTTTCTTGACAAGAAAGATTCAACTTGTTGTTTTAATGCACTTGTTACAATGGTTCCTGTTTTGGGTTTTAGTGCGACAAAGACACTGCCATAACTTGGTGGTTCCGCTTCTTCTCCCCCATATACGAAAACAGAATCAAATTCACTGAAGTTGGATGCAATTAAAGAAGAGTAATCATTTTTCGTAACGGCTCTGTTTTGTGATATGAATGATCTAGGAGCGCGAAATCTGATAACATCTATATTTTCTTTCTCGGCACCACCAGATGAAGGTGATTTGACTATGACAGTATTGTTATTGTTTAGATAAAGAAAAGATCTGTTGGATTCTGTTTCATTGTTTCCCACACCATTTGCAACAGGTCCGTTAGTAGTCAAATAGGTTATTGTAACTAAATTTCCCGCTTCTATTTTTCTCCCCAATACACCATCACCAAAATATATTTCATAGTTCTGTCTTGTGTTCTCTTCGAGGAAAAAAACATTTGATGTTGGTTTTATCTCGGTGATATCAGTTGATCTTGACCACACATCAGTAAGACCAGTTGTGTCATTTTGTGATGTTTGAACTCTTACCTTTATAGTAGATGTATCGACGTTTTGATCTGGTATTTCATATTTGTTTGTGTTGCTGGAATCCGGGACAATATAAGTCACATTTGTCAAGGTTCCCTCTTTTATAACCAGATCTGTAACAGACCACACTCCATCGTTGTTTACAATTTCAGCAGAATCAACATTCAGAAAAGTATATGTTTGTGAATCAATGGTAGTCGTAAATTGGGAACCGGGTAAAAGAACAGTAGATGAAGGAGTTGATCCAAATATCAAATCGACTATTGCGGTAGAGGCACTTCTAGAGGAAGGAGTATATCCTATGCTTTTTGCATGAGAAACAACAGAAGATCTCTTGACAGAACTATCCAAAAACATTTCATTGGCAACAATGTTGTTATAAAAGGCTTGATAGTATGTGTTGTATGCAAGAAGATCTATTATAGTTGTAAGTGCAGATCCCTCATAGTCATAGTCCTTGAAGACTTCTTGACCTGATAGAAATGTCTTAAAGTTGGTTTTTATGTCTTCAAACTCAACTGAATTAATCGAGAGGTTTTTTCTGTTTGTTGCCATTATCGTAGCCTCTTAAGGGTAATAGGAACTAAAACAATTCTAGTGTCCCCTAGCATTCTAAACCCAATTGTCACTTGAAATGCATTGTTGTCGGCATCGGCATAGACATCTATCTGAAGCACTTCGACTCTTGGTTCAAAGTTTTCAAGCGCAGTTTCAATAAATGTTCGAATAGAACTTGCCGTTATCACCGTCAGTGGTTCAAACAAAAATCTTCTTATTCCTGATCCAAATATAGGATTGAAGGGTCTTTCTCCAAAATTTGTCAGTATTATATTTTTGACGGAAGATTTTATAGCATCCGCATCTTGAAGTATTGAAACATCATTGGTGATGGGATTTCTTGAGAAGTTTAGATCTATGTCTGTATACTTTGCCATATCTTTATATCTATAAGATTAAAGACCCCCTGCCTCTCCAGCACTTTCAACCGCCCCCTTCAAATCTCCTCCAGCAATCTTGTCGAACAATTTTTTACCTAAACATGGTTGCTCAAGCATACTCAAAACACTGAACCCCACTGTCTTCTTCAATACAAAATCTAGTGCAGCCTCATATGCAAGATTGTCATCGTTGATTAGATTTGTAATGTTGGATTGTAGATCGCTAACTTTAGATCCCAATTCAACTAGTCCAGAGGGATCTTGATCAAACGGAAAGTTTGTTAAAAAGTTAGAAACATCACCGTCCACCAAAGATTGAACAGAACGGATCATATCATCTCCGGGTCCAAAAAGACTATTGAATATGGGTGAGTAATGATCTTTTGCTGCTTGCAGTGGATCTTTCAGTGAGTTCTTGAGTGTATTTACTTGTGTAGCAAGAGAGTGCAATCCAGCAAGACCGGGATATTCACCCTGAATTCCACCGGGTCCATATGCACCACCTCCAATATCTAAAACAGAACTAACACCACTAAGTCTATCTGTGTGAACTCTAAACTCATCTATACCAGAATTCAACCCATCCAATTTACCAGAAAGAAATCCCCCGACAGTATCTCCCTCTTCTCCAAAGGGTATATTGAACTCTTCTCCACCTAATTTCTGTAAAGATTCTCCGATTGCACCCTGAATCTCTCCCATTGCACCTTCGATTGGATTCACAAAAGTCTCGGCAGTCGAACCCATTAGTTCCAGAACTGCTTTTTCGAGTCCATTAAAACTCAGATCTGGTATGTCACA